ACAATCGCATCCCAATTCAACCAGCCAATCAATCGCAACATCAAGGTTAGTGATGTCTATCTCTGATAGGTAATTCGAGGCGAACACCAGCCTGCTATCATATTTAGTAACTGAGTGATCAATCGAGACTCCATATTCCGATAGCAATGCCAGGGTTTTAACATCATCAGCCAGTTGAATATGCGCTATTGCTTTATCCAAATAAACATTAGTAGCCGCAACAAGTAGCCGATCATTGACACGCACTAGAGTAGGTGTCCAACAAGTTACATTGGCATATGGCTGCAAACGAGCTATCAGTTCCGTGATTAGTGGGCAATAATTTACTACCGGATAATGCTTGGTTGCTCGGTTAACAATTAGCTTTAGAGCGTGGGTACTAAATGGGGCTTTATATAGTTTTAGTATTTTGTCCCAGATAAAGGGATTAACTTGATCCTGAGGACTGTTGTCAGAAATGAATTTCTTATTGAAGGGCGCTTTAAAAATTATAGTAGAATCTTGGATAGAAATAAAGGCGCCAGTCAACAATGGATCACTTGGTACAATGGGAGTAGTCCAAATCAATGTCTCAACAATGTCTGATGTTATCAGCCAGTTAGTTGCCAGTTGCCGTTTATATTTTACTATCATTTTTTCAACTAATGCTACTTGATTGCTAGTTAGCGGTTTATGTTGGGCTAACAAGTTTAACATATTTTGTATAAACCGTGAATCATACACACTAAGTGCAAGCCGTTGCATAAAATGCAACAAATGTTCCCGTGTAGTTAAATCCATATTCATATTATATCACACTTTCATATAATGCCGCATACAAAAGGAACAATCCCTCGGAGGGGATTGTTGAGGTCCTTGATAATAAAAGGGCCTCGGGCCCTTTTATTATCGCATACAAGTAGCTTGAGCCAGCGCGCGCCAGTTAGCACTAATCTTAGCCAAGTCCGCCACCTTCAAACACATACGCAACGACACTTCGCGCAATTTTGTGTGATTTTCCCAGATGAACGACATAATTTCATCAGATTGTTCCATTGAGAAATCATACTCGCTGAACAAGCCGCCATCGGCATCACGGTGGACCTGCTTGATGCGCAACATCTTATCACGCTCCGTGTTGATTGTCAGATCCAAAAAGTGACAACGAGATTGCAACGCATCCAAGTGAGCCTTGATTTTGTTTTGACGCCGATCATTGAAATTCATATTTGTAATGAAAATCACTGACCCATCAAAGTTGAAAGTATTTGGAATACCTTCTTCTCGCAGCAACCGCGAATCTTTATTCCACGAAATACGCCGAGTCTTGCCTGAATCAAGCGCACCCTTAAGAATGTTTAGTGCATCTTGATCTTCCCACACATCACAATCGTCAAACACTAGAACATTTTTACGGTCCGAATACTTATACAATGTAGCGAACAGTCCAATGCCTGAGATAGCGCCCTTGACAATTTCAAATCGCGGGCGCTTGCCTGCAATTTGATCAAACATACTAGCCTTTTGCATTTGGGTTGTAACACCGTATGATTTGCCGACACCCGGGGGGCCAGTCACAATCATTGCGCGAATGTCGCCGCTGATGCAAGCCATAGACATTTCGTCCAACACAGCAAACCGACTAGCAATACGATCCATAGCTTGGATCTCAGATTCATCCTCGACTACAACAGCTTGCGGCCCGGCCACAACCTCGTCGCCACTCAGATATTTAATATCTTCAATGCTATCCACTTTAACTTTGACTTCCGGGATAGCAATAGCAAACTGCCCGTCATTCTTAACTGTCACGTAATTTCCCTTTTTACCTGTTTGAAACCCCTTGACCAGAGTGAACACTCCGTCGATAACGGGTTGATTGCGATAAGTACCAGCAAGAATTTGAATAGTAGCCATTGATTTTTTCCCCGTGTATTAATTGTTTCAATACAAGTATTGTATCACATAACCCATTTATTGTCAATAAATTTCTTTTGACAAGTGAAACTTTTCTTTGGGATATTGTTCCTTGAATTCCGATGTAGAAATAAACTGATTCAAGTCAGCCATCTTAAAAAAGACCTTGTTCAGGACCGTTTTGTTGGTTGCCAGATCAGTAACTGATAGATAGCACGATTTCGCTTTGCCTGCCATTCGTATGTTCCTTTAGTGTGTAGCTATTATAGCACGGGTGCTATTTATTGTCAAGCCTTAAGAATGTCAGTGATTCTGGCGTGAATCAAGTCCATTTCGCTTTGTTCCATATAAAAATCCGTCGTAGGATCGTAATATTGGCCCTCGATGTTGTCATAATACAACACCCTACCCGAGAAGTTGAAGGGTCCTTCAAGGCCCCTGCGAGGACCATATTTGGTACGCATCTCGTCCATTTGCTCTTTGCTTGCGACAATTTTGTAGCCCATCAACAACCCCTTTCAACTGAACAAGACTCTATTATATAGCCAAATCTATTTAATGTCAACCTATGCTGATGTCTTCCATACCCGCTGTCCTCAAGCGAACCACGTGCCCCAACATAAAGTTTTTACTTTCTAAACCCTTGAGAATTCCAAGGTATCTATTCCTAAGTAATGACACTTCATTGATGAGGGTTTCAAAATCAATTACTTCATCTTCACCGTCTACATATTTTTCAGCATCTCGGCTGGTCAATGCTCTATTGTATGCTTCTAAGTATTTTTGAAAATGCTTTCGGCGAATCTGTCGTAGCTTGATATTGAGAAAATTCAACACAGCTTCAATTTCTTGTAGCTGATTAAATCTATGTTCCGTGACGCCAGGCAAACCGGTAATATTTTTTTCAACATTACCATATATCCTTACTTCTTTTTTAGCAGAATCTAATTCCCCTTCATAGTGAGAAATAAAATCGGGTATTGCCAATAAGTCAGTTGATACTCGGTTGTACCAGGTCATGTATCACCATTCATCATCGTCCTCGTCATCATTTTCTTCCTCATACTCCTCACCCGAATCGTGTTGCTCTGCATAATATTGAAGCGCCTTGCTGATTTCTTTGTCACCTTTAAAAGCGTCTTTGATGTCAATCGCCTCATAATTATGCTCAATTAGCAAGTTGACCATGGTGTCAGCCGCATCTTTCCGATCATTAAAGTCAACGTGTGTCCTTAACGCATCCCATACTTCTACGATAAAATCCAAGCTCATTAAGATACTCCTTCAGCATCCGCATCTTCAACTACCGTGTTAGCAACTGTACGATTCTTCTGTTCGAATTCGCTCATCACTAGTTCAAAAATTGAATTTGCGTTTTTATTCCACTCTTTACGGAAGTATTTATGCACAACTCCATTTAAGTCGATGTATGAGTAACGATTACCTTCTTTAGCAATCATACCCTTCTTTTCCAACAAGTCAAAGAATCCGCTATACGGACTCATTCCTGTTGAGTAAGGAATATGAAGCTGAATATCTTCGAAGGGCTTTGCGTAACGGGTCTTCATAATCTTGCACCCTGCACGAATACCAAGGACTTCTGACACTTTGTTGCCGTCTTCATCTTCCTTTAGTTTAAGTTTTTTCATTGCAACAACGATAGAACTAGCATACACAAACCCGGCACCGCCTGAGATTTTATCGTCAGGGTTATATGGATCTTGACTTGCGTATGTATGATTGGTTGCTACTAGGCCAATGTTTAAACTGCCGAACATATTCACACAATTGCGGACGAGCGCGGTCAGTGCCTTGGGCTTACGACCCATATCACCCTTCATCTCGCCGGCTTCAAACTGATTAACGTCAGTGGGCGTTAGCAGCATTCCAAGACTATCAATTACAAAGAGAACTTTGGGTCGTTCATCTGCAGGCAAGGTTTTATATTCTTTGACAAAATCACTAATTACTCTGGCAACATCGTCAATCATTGCCATATTAAGTTTAAGCATTTTATCGTCTGAGGTCTGAACGCCCAGCGCGTGAAGCCACGATTCATCCAATGCGTTTTCGCTATCAATGAGGATAACGTAGATACCCTGTTCTTGAGCATTTTTAATTAGGTTGCCGGCGCAGATAAAACTTTTGCCAGCACCTGATTCACCTGCAAATACTGTTACCTTACCCAGAGGTACTCCATTGGTAAAGCTACCAGAGATCAGGTAATTTAGTGCATAATTGCCCGTTGAAATCCAATCAGTGGGGTCGTTGAATCCAATTGACAATCCTTCAATACTCTTAGTTACACCTTTGCGGAACTTGCTTAGGTCGAATGGTTTTGCCATATTTATTTTCCTTTATTCAGTTATCTATGTGTAATGTTTTTAGTATAGAGCCTATCGGCAAAAGATACTTTGTCAAGGTATTCTGGACAAACATCTGCGATATGTTCTAACTCATACTCGCTGGGATAATGTCGTAGAATAGCTCTTGCTCTATCTCTTACTAAGCTTGGTACACGTGGGGTGCGACCTGGATCGCACAGTTCTTCCAATAATTTTTTACCAGCCTTAATGGCTCGGTATCGTTCATCCGGTAAAGTCATCTGAGGTCTCCTAAGGTAGGGAGATAATCTCCCTACCACCCGCGTAATTATGCAGGTTTAGATTGTCTAGCACGGATCATTGCAAGAATGTCCTGTGCTTTATCACCCGATGCTGCCTTAGTGGGCGCTACAACGGGCGAGTCTTCTTCTACATCAGCCCCTTGCCACGGGGCTGCACTAGTTGCGACAGGTGCTACAGGAGCAGATGCAGTTGGGGCTGATCCAGATGGAGCTTCTAGACCATAGGGACGGTAGTAACTA